GCTTTAGTAACAATTAAATCTTCAACATTTGTTATTACTTTATGCTCTCTGATATAATATTTTGATGTTGTCTCTGTTGGGTTTTCCGCATTAATAACTCTTCTAAATGTTCCTGTTTTTCCGTCAGCAAAAGTAGTACCTGTAAATCCTAAATTGAATATACTGAATATAAAAACATCGCTTCCTGTTTTTCCATTACCCAAAGAATATACTTGAAACGTTGATTGATTGTTATATTTGAATGAAAGTTCAACAGATTCTCCAATAGTTAATCCATGAGGTGCAATACATTCAAAGGATACTATACCATTACCATTCAAACTGCTTTTATTAATCGAAAACGGTATTCCTGTTGATGCCGTCCAAGTAAGACTACTATTATTTAACGCAAATGATAATTTTTTATCATAATTGTTTCTATGAGGATATGTTAAATAATATGTCCAATTATATGTGTATGCACTTTTGGCTTTATAAACAATATGCTGGTCTACTATGTTTGGTCTAAAAAAATCAAACTCATAATATTGAGGAAACCCTCTCCAATTACCACTGGCATAAGACTCTTCAGGTGTTGTATAATATAAATTGTATTGAAATGGTAGATAAGTTGTTGTACCTGTATAAGTGTTTGAATACAAATACGTTACCTTGAACGTTGGTCTAAAAATACTACAAGCTTGTCTTTCGTCATCAAATAATTGAGCTAAACTAACAGTTGAGTTTCTATCATATTCCGTAAGTAATTGACTCTGTTGCTCCAAAGATACTTCAACTTCTTGGTCAGTACTTGGCGCACCTTGATACTTTAATTGACTTGGTATGATTGTATACTTATTCACTAAAAGAATATTTTGTTTTGAATTTATCTAAGGCGGTTGCACCCTTTATTAGTCCAAAATAAAAATGGTATGGAGCTCCAACTAAAAATTGATTTGGATATGTTCCTCCATCAATTGAATAAAGGCCTCCATCAGTTACATTAAAAATATAACCTCTTGCAAAAGTGTCTGATACAGAAGTATTAGATGGTATAAAATAAGATGGTCTTGGTATACTGGTTCTATCTAAAGATTGTATGTATCTTGAAAAAATACCCGCAGCATTCTCATCTGTAGAGTAATTTGTTCTCCAGTTATTCATCTCTGTTCCAAAAATAGTATTGTTTTTAGCTAAACCCCACTGATAAAACGGTACTTGTTGTGACTTAATACCATATGGATATGTAATCGCATTTGCATTATTGGTAGGTCTGAAATCTATTCTACCTGGTGTCATGAAATCTTTAAATTGTAAGTCTTCTGTTGTCGATGAAAAGAATACACCCATTGTTGGATATCTTAAATCCCCTCCAGGTGCTATAATAACCACAGGGTCAGTTGTTCCCCCTGTTGACGCATAAAATTCAGGTGAAAAAGGTATAACCCCTTCTTCAGAATTTATTGACAAAAGTTGAGCCAAGTCACCGTCAACTCTTCTTTCATATCTTGAAAACAATTGGTCCAAAGAATTGTTTTTATTGAATCCCGCAAAAAGTTGTTGTAAGAAACTCTCATCAGTGATTCTTGAGATGACAAATAAATTAATCAAATCCGATGGGTCAGAATAACTTGTGTCACTCAATTTATTTAAGATGTATCCTTTAGCAGATGGGTCAAAAATAATTTCCTGATAGAAGGCATCCTTAATCCCTAAATTAACGATTGTAGTTGGGAATAATAAATTTCTACTATTGACAGGTTGTAGTAATCCTTGTGTTGGGTATCCAATAAACGGTTGCGTTGAGCCACTTAGGTAAGGACTACTTCTGAAATAAAAGTTATTTGTATCTGAATCAAAATATACTAAATCTTTACAAAATTCAGGAGGTAACGGTTTGTTTTGTTTATCAAAATATCTATCGACCTGTATTGGGAATGCATATAACGCTCCATTAATCCAGTTGTTTACAAATATTTGAGACAAAACCCCCCTACATAATCCATAGAAAAACCTAAATCTATACCCCCACTCTCCAAAAGATTTTAAATCTTTTGATAATGTTACTAATGGTTTTTCCATTAAAATATAACAACCACTCTCTATAGTATCAGTTCCTTGACAACCTTCTTTAACACCAAAATTGACACCATTACCACTATAACAAGTTAACCCAACCATTTTAGTACAATCCCCAACAGTTGATATTACGTTAGTAGCCGCAACTTGTCCTTCAATATCAGGAGTGTATGTTGTGGCACCGTTACCAAATCTTTCGGATGTAAAATCTTCGGTATCCGTGTTTATAACATACATACTAAAACCCAGATTTTGTTGTAATAATGCAGCATTACTAGTCCAACCGCTGCCATCTAAATAATCTGAAGATGGAAGTCTATCTGTTCTTAAAATATTCAAAGTTTTGGAACTTATTGACATTGGATTAGCGGTAAATGTTGGTACTAAACTTGGAGATATGTAAGTTATAGTTGTTTGGTTAGGGTTTTTAGCCACATTACTATAGTAATAAGCTCCTCCTGATAAATCTTCTGAAAAATCATAAAATGCGGCAATACCTCTTGGATTATTAGAATCTCTTGGATTATAAGAATCATTACCCCCATTAGTAATTGTACCTCTTGCTTTATTAATTGTTGTTATTGTTGCTGGTAGTCTTCTAGATGCAACGTAATTAGCATCAAACGCGCTATAATAACCAACACCTGAAGTTGTAAACCCTGAGAATTGGTCACTAGCTCTAAAGAAATATGATGGATAAAAAATTTCTGGTTGTGAACTAAACGGTTGTACAGATAAACTACTTGAAGTTAGTTTTTGAATTGGAATATTAAGTCTTGTCTGTGCAGTTATTGTTAAGCTCTCAGTATCAGACAATCCTAAAATCCTACCAATACCATACTTGTTTGTATACTTTGGAGAGTACGGGTCAACCCCTCTTTGAATAATAGTAATATATTGATTTTCAAATCCTTCAAAATAGTCCGCAGTTTTGTAAGCCGCAAAACTTCGTCCTCCCCAACTGTAGAATGGGAAACCACTTCTGTCATTATACCCTAGACTAGTTGGTGATTGTAATATACCAGGAAATAAACTATCATTTGATATATTCCACATTTTTGCCGCCTGAGACATCGTTATTGCAGTAACAACTTGATAATACTCAAGGTCTGATGGGAACTTATAGTTTATTTCAGTTGAGCCAGTTGTTAAAAAATAAGTTTGTGACAGGTTTTGTAGTTGATTTTCAGGATTTGCATATTGAACAGTTACAGTTCCTTGTGTTGATAGTAATGTTGAACCGCTAATACCTGTGACCACACCAAAATCAACAGTTGCCGCAGACCATAAATAATTGAGGTCTCTTGTTGATGTTGGAGATACAAAAGTCAAAAGTGTTCCACTTTCCAATTTTTCTTGCATTGTTATTGTCAGTGTATTGTCGAAATGTCTAATTCCGTTGTTTGAATTTGTATCAAACGAAACACTTATTCTATTTAAATTATCAAAATATTTTGTTCTTAAATTGAATATGTTTATTCTTTCTCCCATTGGAAGCTCCGCTGTTGCAGCAAAAAACTTTTTATTGTTAGATGGTAATCGAAGTTCAGTTGACTCCATTGTTTTATAAATTCTATTATTGTTCTTGTATGTCATGTTAGTACCCATAGCCTGACTAAAAGCTGCAGCCGCAACTTGAGGGTCTTCATCACTCCAACCTTTAATTGGATATGCGTTTGCCGCTAATTTTTCTACATATAATCCGCTGTTACTATATTGTGTAAGTAAAGTAGTAGGAGTACCTCCATCACCTTCCCTGGTTGATTCAGGAGTACAATCACAAGCCTGACAATCAGGATAAGTTATCATTGCCAATTTAATTCTACCAAATCTATATTTGGTAATTTTCCTGAAGTTAATTCCCAAAACAATTGCTATTATTAAATTTATAATTCCTTTTACAATAAATGGTCCAATTAATCCAAGAGCTGGGAAACTTAGCGCAGCTCCGATGAAGTTTTGAATTGATTCTCTGAAGAAAAATGCAATAATCAAAACTAAAAATGGTGCTGCAAAATTATTCCATAGGAAGGCTATAAAATGAAAAATAACTAAAATTGGTATCCCTATTAATTGAAGAATTTGAAATAATATTGAAAATATAAAATAGAACAAATCAAAGTTTCTAACTCCATCATTAGCAGGAAATTTATTTACTGTTGAAGAACAATCTTGACTATCAATTTCTTTGATTCCAATAAATCTTCCTCTATCTCTACCATTTTTATATTCATCAATCAAACTTGAAACGGTATATACTTTGTTAAAGTCAAATTGATAGAACGTGTCTTCGCAATCAATTGCCGCCTGAACATTTGTATATCCAGACCATGCTAATCCAAAATAATATGAACCCTTTAGATTTTTCTTATTTGTTGCAGTAACATTTGGATTTTGATTTGGGTCATTAGTCGCAATATTAGACGAACTTGTCCATCCATATTCTCTGATATTTGGTACCAAATAATATGGTCTTCTAACTTGTTGTGTTATAGTATTTGGTTGTTGCCATTTTATTTTAAATCTATACTTACCCTTTGTTGGTATACCAATAGTTGGGTCATTGGATAGTGTTTTTTCACCAAACTCATTTGTTACAACATAATCCAAATTCATAGGAATCTCTGTTAACCATGTTCCATCTCCATCAATGATATTTCCAGATTGTTCAAGGTCATATTGTTCTAATATTGGATTTCCGTCTGAGTCTTGTTGAATTGTCTGTCTAATTGAAAGGATTTGTCCTGGTCCTGCTTGAAGTTCACATAGATTACCCATGTTATCTCTTGGTTTACAACCTCTTGAAATTTGAACACCTCCAAAATAAGTTGAACCTCTAAGTCTAAAACTATCAGGAGTCGAAAACATTGACCCCATAAAAACTGATGTTGGTTGAATATCTATACTTGCATCATCTCTTAAATCAAAATCTACTCTATTAATTTTGATATCACAAATTGCAGGGTCTCCCCATAAAGGTGCAATTTCAACACTTTTTTGTAATGTTAAAATTTGAGGTAGTGAATCTAAATCAGTTGATGTTCTAAACTTGTTACCCGCAACTTGTTCAGGTGTGGCTCTACCTACTCTTACTAAATCTTGTGGTGTTAATGAAAACTCACCAATATCAGATAAATCAACATCCATGACCATTGTTTGGAAACCTAAAGGTACTCCCATAATCATATAGTCACCGCTTTCATTTGTTTTTGAGGTATACTTATAATACTTGTCAAAAATTTCTACAGCTGTTGCACCTGTTAATACATCTGTTCTTGATGGTAATGTTCCTGTTGCTGCGTGTGTTGAATATGATTTCTCATACGTTAACAAATTATATCGATAACCATCTTCGTTTTTATCGGTTGGTGATTTGTATGGATATATACTTGAAATAATTGGATTAGATTCGTCTACAGATTCAATAGGTATAAAAATAGAAACCCTTGCATTTGGAATACCATATCCATTATTTGCCGTAACTCTACCAACAACAACTCCATAATCTGCACAACTTCTGATGTAGATATCTTCTTGTTGAAGTTTCAATGAAAGGATTTCCAAGAATTCAAATTCTTGGTCCAATTGTACCGTAATTGTTTTGTTGATACCTAACTCGGTTCGTATTCTATATGAATCACCCATTAAATGACTTTAATTAATAAATAGTTTATGCGGAATTTTTAATAAACCCACACCCTTTAATGATAGTTCAAAGAATAAAATAATAAATGTGTTAAGAGAATGTTACTGATTGGAAATTCTTAACCGATACTCTAATATCTTTGTTAGGATATCTAATTTGATAAACTTGTGAAGGTTGTGCAAAAATAGTATCGTCAACAGCTCCAATTTGTTTAATAGCTGGGTCTGAATATTCCATTGAGGTTTCTGCGGAAGAATATTGTCCTCCAACTTCATTAAAAACATCAATACTTGCAACTGTTAAAATACCATTAGTATTTTGTACAATACTTCTTAATTCAGACAGATAAACATTTTGACCAAGTTGTCTTGTTTGTGGATTAAAATATGCTGAAATTTTATCAATCACTTCAGTAATTACTTGTCCAGAGTTTTGTGCAGAATCTAATATAATTGAAACGTCAAGACTCAAATCAATCACCTCTGCAGTGAATATTGATATATAATCATTCATCATTCTATAATTTGATAAATAATTTGCAATATTTTGTTTAAGAGTATTTGAAACTAAATTTGTTAATTTACCTGAAGAATCATAAGATAAAACTTGTATCAATATTTTATTATCGTTTTCGGTAATGGCAACTTTTGCTGGTGCTCCAAATTGAGCTGGCATATTTCTAATTAAAGATTCATAATCTTGTACTGTCACCGCTCTTTTTTGTGCTGAAAAGTTAAAAGAAACGTAGTTTCTAATTTCTTCTAATGAAGGTACTCCAGCCCCACCTACTGCCGCAGTTACGTTATTACATCTTAATGAAGATACAACCGAAGAGTTTGTGACTTCTGAAGGTCCATTAACAAAGAAAGAAACAGTACCAATTTGATTAATTACATTTGTACCTAAGTTAGTTGCTAGTCCACCTCCAATTCTATATTGAATAAATAAAGTTGAATTTGGTGTTAGGGTTGAACCTAAAGAAAAGTTATTTGAATATTTTTGTAATTCTAATGTTGTTCCAAGTGTTGTAAATTCGTCTAAAGCGTCTTGCGCTGTATTTGTTCCTCCACCAAAAGTCATTTTTTTAAATCCTTCCGCAGTATACTCAGTAATAAATCTATCTTGTGTTTGTATATATTTTCCAACTTTTATACCAGGTTGGTCTGAAACTTTTGCTGGGTCTTCAACAAATACTCTATCTTCAGCTAACGCATCTACTTCATACCATCTATTGTCCAATCCTAAAAACTCTGCGGTGGTTGGTACATTTGTATATTGTGTACCGCTTTTTAATAAAACACTAGTAATACCTAAAACATTCTTTTCAGGTAAGAACAACTCAAAGAAAGGCTTAACATCATTCGGAGTAATTACTCTTTTGAATACTTTTGTAATACCATTCACAACAACTTCTCTCTTTGTAATGGTATAGTTTAATAAAACACCATTGGCATTAAAGTTTGGTATTTTCAATCTATTTGGAAATCCTTGTGCATTGTATGGTGATGCAAAATCAATATCATAAACGTTTTCAAAAACCTGACCTGAACCATTAACCTGAGAACCTCTAAACAAAATACCTACATATCTCTCATCTTCCTTATCCCCAAATGCTGGTACGGTAACTGAGAAATCCACTAAAGCGACTGATGGTTTAAGTCCCGGAAT